GTATGGCTCATCAAACGCACCTTCAAACTTAACTACTCGATAGTTCCAGCTCATAGCTCTACTCCTTCTCCATGTAGGTCTAGCTCGTCAATGTCTATCTCTGACTCTTTGCCGCTAGGTAGTTTGCCTATTATGGTAGTCGGGAAGTGTCCTGTCTTGAGCACTTCAACTACACACTCGCCCTTTTTCCACCATACCCATCGCGGCATTGTTCGTTTACTTGACATGTTACTTTCCTTTCTTTGGTTGTCTAAAACCATTTGGTACTTGCCCTGCTGTTAGGTTTTGCATTACCAACATCAATTGTTCAAGAACTTTCTCGTGGTCATCAAGCCTAGCTTGCATATTAAGTAAGCCGTGGTGCATGGCCTTTAGTGCGTCTTCTACTTGTTCTTGGGTCATTTGTTTGCTCCGTATTTAGTTTGTAGTAGTAACTCACAGTAGTGTATCGCTTTCTTGATATCCTCTGCGCCATTTTTAGCGTGGTGTCGGCATACATACTTCACTATGTTGCCTTCGAGAAAACCTAACTCGTTCTCTACGATAAACTCTACTGGTTGTATTGCCATGCTTGCATAGTGATTACCGCCAATCTGTTTCTTAAGTGCGTTCTCTTCCTCAAACATGTCTGTCATTCCGTCGCTCATACATCTCTCCTATTAAAAACATACATAACATTCCTAGCCCAAAGGCTTGCCAATAGCATTGGATATACTCAATAACTAGATTTACCATTAGCTCTATCCCTCGCATCACGTTCGGCTTCCATTTGAAAACGTAGGTATATGTTCTCAATCAAAGTGCCTAAGTTATTGTTCGTGGTGTTAGGTAGACTCAACACTATCCTACGCACTGATTCACCAAAGCTCTCGACATTCTTCTCATCTAGTTTGTCCATTACCAACTCCCGAACATACGCATACTACTCTGCATGCCACTTACTGCCGTGCTTGACCGCTTTGGTCGCTCTGTTTTATGTTGCGGTGTCGGTTCTCGATCCATTAACTTAAACACCCTAGTGACACTCTGCACAAGTTTGTCGGCGTTGGTAGTAGCAACATCAGGTATGTCCGATACAGGTTTCACGTAGGGTATCGCTGCGTTATACACATACTGACGAGCACCATTCACTGTTTTCTTAACCCTAGTCAAGTGCCCTCTAAGTGCTAGCCACTCTAGGTATGCCTTACCCTTAGCAAAGAACTGTAACTCTTCAACACACGCCGAACCTAACACATCCTTACGAGCAGCAACATAGTTATACACAATCTCTTTGTTTGTGTTTACCTCAGCGTCTATCTCAGCTTTCTTCCTTGCTGACCGCTCTCTTTCTAAAATATCTGATTGTTTTGACATTATTTAGCCTCTCCATAGTTATCACCAACACCAACTTCACAACCAAGTGGTAAGTCAGGACACCATGTAGGTGCCGTAGTCATGCACTTAGTCACATACGCTATGCAGTTATCGACATCATCTTCAGGGCATAGCATCACCAACTCATCGTGAATAGTCATCACGACGTCATACTTCTTCGCCACTGCTACTAACTGCTCACCAATGATGTCACGCGCTAGGCTTTGTATACATCGTTGGAATGTTTTAGACGGGTGTATGTATTCAGGGATAAGCGAACGACCCATCAGCTTATCGTAGACCCATGAGTCCTTACCATCTTCACCACGTATCTTGCGTAGGTTAGGTAAGCCAAGCGCCATGCCATTAGGCTTCATCATGCCATGCTCTATACTACTTATGATGTTGCCGTTACCCATGCTGTAGTTTTTATTGTCACGCACTGCCTCAAGCATTGTGCCTGCATCAGCCCATGCACGAATTAACTCGGGGTTAGCATCTCGATACGCATATACGATACGTTTAACTTCGTCTAGACTTTTGTCTACACCACCTTGTTTAAGTATGCTGTGCATCTTAGCTGCGCCAACACCGTAAATACCTGATAGGTTGACTACCTTAAATATAAAGCGTAAGTCTTTGTCAACTTCGTCATAGGGTGTATTCGTTATCTCCGCAGCGGATTGTTTATACAAGTCTATACCGTTGTTGATTTGATCGATTTTACTGTATGACTTAGCAAACCAATACGCCAACCGTAACTCGATGTTGCTCAAGTCAGCTGCCACTATCTTCATACCTTTAGGCGCACATATCGCATTACGTAAGGGTGAAGAGCGAGGTAGGTTTTGTAGGTTGATACCATCCACACCTGACCATCGATGTGATACAGTAGCCCCTGCATACTTAAGCGGAACAGGTAGTAACCCACGATTGCCTATGTTAATGAAGTTCTCTGTCCTAGTTTCCTCTAGCGTAGACTTGTTACCCAGCCTAGCAGTGGCTAGCACTTGCACTATAGGGTTGTCGTGTTCGAGTAGGGCTTTGAACTCTTCGTCTGTCTTAGCAAAGGCAAACGTCTCCTTGCCTGTGGTGTGACTAATCTTCATAGGCGGTTCAACACCTTGCTGTCTGAGTAACTCGGCAAACTTAGGGTTACTCATCAGGTCTTCTTTATCTACGTCAGCCGATGCCAGTAGCTTTTCTTTCTTGTCCCTGACATCCATCAAGTGACGCACCAATAGCCCTTTGTTTAGCTCTAGCTTAGGCTCAGAGAACATCTTGATTGTTAAGTCAATCAAGCGCATCTCCATAGGCGCTATCCTATCCTTGAGTTTGTTAAACAACTCATAGGTTAAGTCAACGTCGTTCTTGCAGTATTGCCCATACTGGTGTAGGTCTTGTGGTGTGAAGTCTACTCGGTGCTTACCCAACGCATCCAATACTTCCGTGCCCTTGACGCCAATGTTATACAGCGTAGCTAGGTTGGATAGGGATACTGACTCGGTTAGTCCGTGAAGAATTTGCGCCATACCCATAGTATCGAACAGTCCACGAGGGTGTATATCATACTGCCAACTAAGTATAGCAGCGTCGAAACGCATATTGTGCCCAAGTACAAAACTGTTAGCCCAATCATACCTATCCAAGAACGTAGCGATTTCAGCATGCTTACCACTAAACCATATAGTCTCACCATCGTTCTCCTTTACTGCAACGCCAATCGTTTCAAACTGCTCGTCACGTATATACTCTTCCGTGGTGAACTTCTTAAGCCCATACTCTTTCGAGTAGTATGTCTCAAAGTCAATCGTTATTAGGTTCATTTATTCTCTCCGCCAACCCCAACAACACTGCCTTAGCTGTGTCGGTATGGCCCCCTCCGTGATTTAGATAAAGAAACACCGCTTGGTCTATCGCGGTGTCCATCAATTTATAACCTAAGTTCTCAAACTGTTGCTCCGTTAACTTCGTGACTGTTAACTTGCCTGACTTCATTGCTATGGTGTATATAAACTTACGTCCACGCTTATACACGATAGCTGTTTTTGCGTTGTGGTTTATCACCACTGACGGCACTATGATTACCACGTCTCTCTCCTATTTATTTGTTCGGTGCTCGTAATCGTCACGACAATCTTGATCGCACCAACGCCAATCCTTTCTTATTGGTTCACCGCAGTTCAAGCAATAGCCCATGCCCTTTATAGGCGTAGCCTCTTGCTTACGATACCGCTTACGTATTGTTTCTTCTAACTCTAATCGTTCTTGTGTTTTATCTACGTCGTCCGACATTCTTTATCTTCTGTATAACAATTCTTACTATGAATAAATCTATAACTATTGAATAGTCATAGGGCATATAAGGCTCTTGAAAGCTAACTTCTAGACCTACCATAACGCCTGATATAAACGAGCATTGAAATAATATCATTGTGTTCCTTTAAAACGGTGCTTCTTCTAATATATCGAACACGCTCTTTATCGTTTCGACAGGTAGTTCTACTATCGTAGCATTATCTTTATTGCCTGTAAACCATTTAGCCTCACGTAGCGACCTAAATTTCTTATATGGTTCTCCATCTAGGCACACCACGTGAGTGAACGGTAGATTAGACATCGGGGGCTCGCATGACATAGAAGTCCGTATCCGAAGTGCGAACGCCTACATCCTTAAGCACTTCTCCAATAGCTATTAACTTTAACATGGCTATTTTTGGGTCATCGGATGTTACCCCAGCAGGTAAATGATGGTGTGTCATTGACCAACCAATCGCAACAGCATAGTTTTTAACCGCATACACAGCCGTATCAGGGGTTGCGAAGTATGATTGCTGATTGTTCACTGCGACAATAGACCCTCTAGCCTGAGCTGCGGCATACGGATTACCCAATGGTGACGTTGACGATGTCGAATTCATTAACGATGAAGCATAGGGTGGTGGCGGTGGTGGGGGTAATCCAATACCTCCTAAAATTCCGTTATACCATGCCATGAAGCATCTCCTTTAATTGGTCTAGGTTGTTTTCATCTATAACAACAGCGATGCCACCGTTCTTCTTAATGGCAACGAGGTTGCGGTCTTGTATCTCTGTAGTCCTATTGCCATTTGCCTTGCACTCTATCCCTAGAAAGTGGCTCTTGTAGCACACCACGATATCAGGCACACCTGTCCGCATGTAGCCACTCGCTACAGGATAGAAGTAATAGGCGTCTAGCTCTTTCAACATCTTAACTACTTGGGCTTTCACCCACTTCTCAGTTACTTTCTTTTCGGGCACTTATTTTCTCCTTTCAATACGGTTTTGCTCTTCAAATATTTCACGTGCTTTGGCACGTAACCGTAATAATTTAACATCATCAACAAGACTAGGGTTTGTATCTAAGAACATATAAGCTAAGTATTGCTCGTCGTCATCACCTTCTGTCAGTAAGAAGAACTCGTTGTCTCTAATACCTATACCTTCAAGGTATTTACCGTTCTCTGTTAGCTTAAGCATAGCTACCTTTTGCTTCTGTCGCTTTGTTAACTTCGTTTCTTCATCGTCAATACGAATTACCTTCATATCATATCCATAATTTCGGTAACACGTGCTAACACTTCGTCACGTGCACCAACACTTGTCCGTAACTCATCGGGAGTTACACCGACTAACGATTTCTCTAGCGCCTTTCTCGCTTCCTCTAGTTTAGGGTCTTTGGTTACGTTCAACTTCGTGAGTAGACTGGTCAGTTCAAGCGCATTTTCGATCAAACTGTTGCGGAATATCTTTTTGTCCTCACCGCTTAGTCTGTCTATCATGTGCTCAAGTGTTACATGTAACCGTGACCATGCGTCTTGCATAGCTACCTCTACTCTTGAGTCGTAGGCTTTCTCATACTCAGCTCTCATCTCGTCACGTATGGCGTCCTCAACGTCTATGCGGAAGTCGTTTACTTCGGGCACAGGCATAATAGTGTATTTCAAATTAAACTTCGTGGCAATCTTGTGAGCTTCGGGGTATTCCGAGCGGTCGAACAACTGTCCAAGGCGATAAGCCATGACCGTGATGATGTTCGGGTATTCACTGATAAAGGTATTCACACGTGATTGAAACTCTGCTTCGTATACACCTAGCTGTTCCTTGTAGTCGAAGAAGTTATTCATCGGCAACAGACGTGTGCCTGTGTCCGACCATGGTAGCGTTTGCCTAGCATGCCACTCACGTATCTCCCCCGCCAACTTCGTGATAGCTTCGAGGTGGTCTGACCCTGCGAGGATATGCTTGTTGTAGTTACCAGCCTTGGTGGTGGTGCGTTTGTTTATGTCAATTTCTTTTGACACGTTCTTGTCTAACTTACGCGCTGTCCATAGTGATATGTTTAGGTCTATCAATACTGCGCTTGATGCGATACTAACTGCCATGGTTCTCTCCTTTAGGTTGTCTTGCTATCATCATTGCATCTGCTATTTCGTAGGCTCGTGTTGCGCCTCTCCTGTCGTCTTCTTGTTTAATACTTTCTTTATGCACTACACCATCATGGGCTAACATACCGCACATGGCTAGCATAGCGAATAAATCTCGTTCGTTAAGGTCTTCCATTTTTTCTCTCCATAGGTTTAGCCAACAAATACTTGTCGCCCATTGATTCAATTACTGCTTTAATCTTTTCTTCACGTAACCTTACTAGTTCAGGGTCAGGCTTGATATCTGCCCCATACAATGACGTGAGTATTACTGACGGGTTAAAAAACATTATGCTGCCTCCTTATCTAAATCGTTAGCTTGAATGGCATCCCACACTGACTCATCAGAAGTGAGTGCGTCATACTCGTCACGCAGTGCGTCATACAACAGACCACATAGGTCAGCTACTATATCACCTATCAGTGCATCGACCATCTCTATTTCCTTGTCAAACTGTTCTTGCCATACCTCAGCAAGGGGGTGGTCATCAACAAGGTAATACGCTATCGGTTCTACTTCGACATCACGCATGGTTACGTTATTGTGCCTACCCAAGCCCCATGAGATACGAACATACCCATCGAGGTCTTCGGCATACTTTTGGAATATAGGATAGTCATCATACAAAGAACCCAAGGCTAGCTTAAAGTCTACTACCCTACCTGCAAAGGCAGCACCATCACCTTGTGACCAAAACCCTGACCACGTTATTTCCCTCTCACGCGCAGATTCAACAAAGCCACGCCTGTTATGGTTACGAGGTCTTGTGCTGATTTGAATACCCATATTTTCGCACTGCTCGTCAAACCACTCATAGACAGACTCATGCCACCACTCACCATCGACATTGATTTCCCTATGCTTTTCTATTAGTTCGTCTTTAGTCATGTCAAATCCAATTCGATCGAGTTAATCTCTCTCGTTAGTATTTTGTTTAAGTAGGCATGCACGTTGTGGTCAGCTGGCACCTCTACCTTAGCCGCATCTTTGATAATCTTCTTACATTCATCAGACATGTAATAGATACCTACTGACCCCGCTGGGTATCGATTCTCTGCTACACGAAGTGACTCCTCTAAGTTACGCATATACCATCCTGTGGTTCTATCCGACTCTAGTTTGGTTAGTGCTACTGCCTGTGTAATCGCATCAAATATAGGGTGCGTAGACTTCAGCTCTTTATACGCTATATTCCAACCACTAAACCTAATGAATGGCGAGTCCATTCTATGCGCTATCTCTCTAGCCAAGCGTGATGTAGCTGACTCACCGTCTGATATAGAACCTGTGCTAACTTGTTTCGCTATGTTTTTCAGTTGTCGGTCTGTAAATGTAGTTAAATCTAACTTCAATGTCAACGCCTTTGAATGGCGTAGTAAATACGTTGGAACGTTAATGCTCATGATGTTTCTCCTTTGTTAACTTAGTGGCAAACTTGCCACAATGTTACGACTGTAATTTATATATCGCTACTAATTCATTTACCTTGTCTACTACACTATCGGTATTGCTGCACACGTGTGTCTCTGAGTCATGGCTGACGTTAGTCTCCATGCTGACATTTACTACCCAACCATTGGCTACCTTGTGCACTCGAATGTTAAGGCTACTCTCTCCTTCGACAGATACACGAGCGGTCTCCTCTATCTCAAATAGTTTTCGTGATGGTTGTGTTAATATTTTGTTTCGCGTTATCGCGTCACGTATTGCTTTGGTTAAACTTGTCATATCATTCTCCTAAGTAAATGCTCTTGCCATGTGGCGAGGTTATATTCTTGCTAGTGATAGCCCATAGGGTAGGCGCATCCCAGTTCCCACCCCAATCCTGTTCGACATAGCCGTCAGTCAATACGATGATAGCTTCAGGCGTGATGCGCTTGTCCTTGAGATACTCGTTCAAGCTACCGACACGTGTGCCACCCCCACCCGCAGGTTTGGTTGTGGTTGCTAACCCATCGTAGTCACCGATGTTGTAGGTTTCGTGAGCAGCTACATCGTAGTCCCAGTAGATAAGTTCTAGGCTTTCGGGTGTCACGTCATCACATATACCAACAACTTCTGACAAGAACTCGTTAAGCTCCTCGTTACCGATAGAGCCTGACGTGTCGATGCCTACGACTAGCTTGCCTACTGTCTCACCTATCATCGAGGGCATGTAGATGTCCTGTCCGATAAACCTACGTGATGGGCGTTTCCAAGATGTCTTATCCTTGTTCTTGCATGTAGCGTTGACAAACTCACGCAACTGCTCACGCCAATCTACCTTGGGTTCAAGTAGTTCTTGGATAGAACGGTTTTGATTGCCTGCCATTTTGCCACGAATAATCTCACCTTGACGTAGTGCTTGGTCAATCTGCTTTTGAACTTCTTTAACTTCGTCAGCAGTCAACTGTTCGGCACCTTCCCAGTCATGATGGTCGTGTCCACCTTGCTTGCTACCCTCACCAGTCTCACCTCCACCATCACCACTGTCCTTACCACCGCCCGAAGGTGGTGGCTCTTGCTTGAGAATGTCAAACACTTGCTTAGTAGTCATGTTGGCAAAGCGTTTGTCATACAAACACATCTCAGGCATAGACGCTACTTCCCCATGGGGGTCAGCTTCAACGATGGTATTGTTCACCACGTAGTCAGCTGCAATGTTGGCAAGCATAGGGTTTTCTTTCCATAGCTTGCGCCATATCGTCATGTGCTGAAAGACTTTGTGTAACGCCTCATGTAACACGACGAACGTCAACTGCTTATCAGTCAACGTGTCGATAAACGTAGGGTTATACATCACATCACGACCATTGGTCGCAGCTGTTGGTAAGTCTTCAGTGAATGTGACTTTGCCTATTGATAATACACCAGCGAATAAGCAGAATTGCTTAGAGCGCATTATGCTGATGTGCGACTTCGTCACTCGCTGTTGCGAATTCAAAACTGGCATAAAAGTTCTCCTCATGTGCGGTTAATTGTTTAATGCTTTCGATCAAATGGAATGCTTTAATCGGTGTGCACTTATATTCGGTATCACGCCAAATGATTTTTACTTCATTGGGGCTGATAACAAAGTCAACATCGGGTAAATCCCTAGTGATGTCTTGTAATGTTTTAAATGCGTTACGGACTTGCAATAGTTCTTGTGATGCCATGGTATTTCTCCTAATTAAAAGTATTGATTGTTTGCTACTGCCCACGTAACAAAGGATTTGTTAGTCGCGGCTACTGCTTTACGGCTTGATGCCATAATGTTTATTGCGAATAGTGCTTGTGTTTCCATGGGTAGACGTTGAATGTATTTCATCCACGCATCCATGTGTTCCTCAGTGATTGTCATTAACTCACGCATCACTAAGATTACCCTCGCCGATGGGTCTTTTGGGACCATCGCTTTCTCAGGTTCTTTGTAGACAGACTCACGACTTGGCAGTCCATCAGCTAGACTAAAGTATGCGGACATATCCCTTGCAGCTGACTCGCCGATAGTGCCAGCTAATGCTATCAGGGTGGCATCCTCTCCCAACACGCTACGATTTTTAACAATAAACGAAGCTTTTGCTAGTGACCGTGGTGATACAAAAGAGTCCTGTTGTTTGCGTGGGTTATACATACAT